TTTTACTAAATCAATCAAGCGCATTTTAGCGTAATATACACTGTATTGTAAAAAAACAATTCGTTTTACACCTTCTCGTCCCAATCCATACCATAATATTCAATCCACTTTTCCACTCTATGTGGTGCGAATACTTTTTCAATCAGTTCTTGTCTAATTTTATCAGACCGCTCTTTCGCTCTACGTTTCATAACCGGTAATGGAAAGTTGTATTTGGAAAATTTATTGCGAGATAATTCATACCAATCCCATTTTTTATCTGGATTTGCATGAACAATGTCTGGTGTAATATTTGGATTTTGAGATAACCAATACCATTCCCAAGGCATGTATGGATTTGCTTGAACAATGTCCCATGTAATACTTGGATTTCCTGATAATCCCCGCCAGCTCCAAGGCATGTCTGGATTTGCTTGAACAATGTCCCATGTAATACTTGGATTTTCAGATAATTCAAACCAATTCCAAGGTTTGTCTAGATTTGCTTTGATAAACTCCCATGTAATATTCGGATTCATAGATAAGTACACCCAATTCCAAGGGTTGTCTGGATTTGCTTGAACAATGTCTAGTGTAATATTCGGATTTAAAGATAAGTACCTCCAACACCAATCTTTATCTAGATTTGCTTGAACAAACTCCCATGTAATATTTGCATCTCCAGATAACCAAGGCCAATCCCAATCTTTATCTAGATTTGCTTTGATAAACTCCCATGTAATATTCGGATTTAAAGATAATCCGCGCCAATTCCAATCTTTATCTGGATTTGCTTGAACAATGTCTGGTGTAATATTGGGATTCATAGATAAGTACGTCCAACACCAAGGTTTGTCTGGATTTGCTTGAACAATGTCCCATGTAATATCCGGATTTCGAGATAATCCATCCCAATTCCAAGGCTTGTCTGGATTTGCTTGAACAATGTCCCATGTAATATTCGGATTCATAGATAATACATACCAATCCCAATCTTTGTCTGGATTTTCTTGAACAATCTCCCATGTAATATCCGGATTTTGAGATAATCCATTCCAATTCCAATATAAATTTGGATTGTTTTGTACATCTTCCCATGTAATATTCGGACTTTCAGATAATGCATACCAATACCAATCCTTGTCGGGATTCGCTTTTACTAAATCAATCAAGCGCATTTTAGCGTAATATACACTGTATTGTAAAAAAACAATTCGTTTTACGCGGTTGCTTTGAGTAGCTGAATTAAGACTGGTTTAGCATCGCGTTTTCCAAATGGAATGCCTTTCTTTGTAAGAATTTCATGGAGCTCCTTCACAGTCTTAGAATGTAAATCATCAACATCAACTGCGGGGGGACCCTCAACAACCTCCACGCGGTCATCCACTTCCTCTTCCTCTTCCTCTTCCTCTTCCTCTTCAGCCTCAGGTTCGGGGACAGGCTCGGGGGCTGGCTCGGGGACCGGTTCTTGTTTTGGAAGAGGCTGTTGTTCATTCAGATGCGACGCAACAACTAATGCTAACTGTTGAAGCTGTTGGAGAATACGTGTATTTTGCCAATACAAATAAGCAATCAGCCCAGACAAAGCGAGAACCATTGATGCTATAACCGCTAACGATACATATGCGAGGTCCATTTGCTAATTCATGTGGAAGAAACACTGAATCTTTAAACGAGACAATATAAATAGGAATGACTGGCGGATTAATGCAACTCGTGGGCAAAGGCGCCCAAGACCAACTTGTAAATGGAAATCCTTCTTTCACACACTTCCGCTCTGTATACAAACGTCACACTGATTTCGCGATGGAACACTTTCGATTATACTTCAAAACTACAAACATTAATCTTCCACAATATGGGTCTCTAACATTGCGCGCCCGCATTGAACCTTACGCTCAAATGCTTCACGACTGCTATTTAAATATCCAACTTCCGGACATATTTTCACCGGTCGTTCCAGCAACAACATTGCCATCATCCGTTAGTTCAAGTTCTACAGCGATTGGTTACGAATTTCAATGGATAAAGAACATTGGCTATAACATGATTAATTATGTTGCAATCACAATCAATGGACAAGAAATTGTCCGCCATACCGGCGAATGGATGAAATTATACGCTACTCTAAAGTTTGATGCCAACAAAAAGGCACTACTTGACCAAATGGTCGGAAATGTCCCCGAACTGTATGATCCGGCCAACGCATATGACCGTATAAATCAATATCCACACGCTATTTCAACATCTACATCCCAGTCAGCTCCAAGTATTGCGGGTAGAACGTTAACTATTCCGCTTCACTTCTGGTTTTGTGAAGATATTGGGTCCGCATTACCGCTTGTAGCTCTTCAATATTCGGAATGCCAGTTTGTTGTAGAACTTAAAAATATGTATCAACTTTTCACAGTGAAAGATGTCAATCCGCTTTCACCGACATACGGAAAACGCATTGCGCCGGACTCCTCAAATAGTTTATTTCAAATCCCCCACTTTCTATCACCGCCAACATACGTTGACCCAACTGTCCCGACAAACCCATCCCTATCGCTATGGAATTTAAATCCATTCATGGAATGCAACTACGTGTTTCTTACAGATCAAGAAATGGCTCACATTGCGAAGACAGATCATTCATTCATTATTCCGCAGGTAGATTATGTTAGAAAAGAAGGACAGTATGGCGCAGGAAACGACATTGAAATGACGATGCGAAATTTATGCACTCGAATTGTTTGGGTATCGCAGAGAAATGACCGATATCAGATGAATGATTTCGATAACTACACAAACTGGGATGACCCACATAAACCACCCATTGACTCGACATCATTAAGCGGAATGACGCCATGGTATTCGTCGGGAAACGCCCAATCAACAAATATAACAAATCGCGATATTTTGTTAGAGTCAAGTGTGATTTTGGACGGAAAGGAACGATTTGGATATAAACAAACACCATTTTTTAATCAACTACAACTGTATAGGTTTCAGACCGGAAGATCCACCGATTTATCAGGAATTTACGAATATTCTTTTGCGCTAGATCACCACACAACGCAACCGTCCGGACAACTGAATGGTTCACAATTTAATAAAACGATACTTCGAAATTCATATGTTCAACCAACATTTGCAGTATCTTCTCAACCGCAGACACAGGTATGTATATTGAAATCAACGGCCGGAAATCCTAATCCAACAGTAGTAAATCCGAATGCAACAGACGCTTTTGGAAATTTGTTATATTCTCCAAGCGACATCATTACTGTAATTAATAAAAGCGGAAATCAAACGTTCAATTATACATATATAACGAATGTCTATGTAGAATCATACAATTTCTTACGAGTTATTGGTGGCGTCGCAAATGTCGTATTCTCATCATAATAAGGAACAATGTCTGGAATTGCTATCTCAAAGGCGTTGTATGGTGTTGGTTCTCAAACAGTTGATGTTTCAAATGCGGTGAATTCGCATATATCAGAAGGGAAATTATCGTTTGTTGTAACTCCAGATGCTTTAAACGTCCAAGACCCCGCTCCGGGGCAAACAAAAACACTTACGTTAACATACACGATTAACGGTGGCGCGACAACTACTCTTACGGAAAAGGATGGAAATTCAGTGATTATAAATGCACCTCCGGCGCGCGAAGCTGATGGATTAAAGATTGTAAAAGCGGAATACGGATATTCAGGAAACTTTACAGATGTTACAAATGCTTTACAAGATCAAATTTATAATGGTTCAATCAATATCATTGTAAGTCCCAAAGCTGTTGGAATTCCGGACCCAAATCCCAGTAAACAAAAATCGCTTGAGGTTCAATATACGATTAATGGGGCCTCGAGTTCACAAAGTGTTGTGGATGGAAAAAAATTTAGTGTTTCTGCGCCGGCTATAAGTTCACCGGACAATAAAACGCCGTCACAACACGCTATGTCATTTTTTGGAATTCTAGCAAAAAATTTAGCATATTTCTTTGGAATTTATCTCCATGCTCTATCCGTGTTCTCGGCTATAGAGTTTGGAAATAATTTTATTTCTCCAATGTTATTTGGAGCTCTTGCGTTTTTTATTCCTTTTTTCTCATTTTGGTTATTACCGCAAATAGTTTTTTTCATAAGAGTATTTAGTTCAAATAATATTATTTAGGCCGGAATATTCTTAAACTTCCCAATTCCAGCAAATCCCGCGAAGACATCCTTCGTAGGCCCTACTAGGTATACTCGTCCACTCTTCTCGCCTACAACATAGTCCGCATCCTTGAAATTGTGAACACTCTTCATGTCCTCATCTTCCTCGTCCGCAGGACCTGTTACAAACACTCCATCGTCGCCATTCCAGTATACACCCGGTGTATCAACCTCTGTAAGAAGCGAAATCTTCTTAAGCTCGTCAAGGCTCATCACCTTCGGATCAGCGGACGCTTCTACTGTCAATTCCTTCTTCGCAGGAGCCTTTGAATCCACAAACTCGCGGATATGGTCGGCCAGACCACCAGCCTTCCACGTTTCGCTGTCCAAGGAATTCACATAGTTTGTAAACTCTTTCTTTACCTTGTCATCAACCTCAAGACCAACCTTATTCAACTCTTCCTTGAGTTGCTTTGTGATGGTCGGCGTCATCCGCTTAATTCGCTTTTCTTCTGCCGGCTCGGCCGGAACTGGAGCTGGGGGCGGAGCTTGGACGACTGGGGCTGGAGCCGGAGCCGGAGCCGGAGCCTTCTTCTTCGTTAACTCACTGAGCTTGGTTTCAAGTTCTGTGAGCTTTTGCTTAGCTTTTTCAAGTAGCTTTCCCTTCTTTGCGGGAATCTTCTCCTTTAACTCAGCAATATCATCCTTGAGCTTCTCTTCGGTTGATCGCTTCTTAGACTTTGTTGGACTAACACCGCCGGTCTTTGTCTCGTAATAAGCAAGTGCCTCCTCAGCATTGAAGCCGTACTTCTCAGCGATAATTGTGATAATCTCCATTTCGTTCTGAAATTCCTTTCATAATGGAAAAAGAATCCGTTTTTTAGAATTCAATTTTATGAACAACTGCTAAAACACAATTTGCGACACCATATGCTACTGTTGGACATTTACAAAATATTCCGTAGCATCTATGTTTTGGATCAATTCGCTTCGTTTTGTGCTCTTGAGTTTGCCAATTGTTTAGATATCTAATTATACCTAGAATTCTTTCTTCCTCATAAATTTTGCGCATTTTTTCAATAAAATTGCCATGCGGGTGAAGATGCTCAACCTTTTTTAAAATTTTTTCAATTTCTTTAAAGTTAGACATTCACGCGGATAGCTTTTTATTTTTTACGCGTTGACAAATCAAGTCATATTTTAAAAAAATTCGTTTTCGTTAAAATTGATATATTAATATAGATTTGTGTAATAAATGGGTGATACTGCATTTGCCAAGACACATTTACAAGAACATCTTACTGGTCTTCTAGTTTCTCCGGTTTCTGAAGGATTTTGGAGTATTTATAATTCCGCGAACGAATTGTGTGAGCGAAATGGGCAACCGGATCAAGTTCTAAGAACATTTCAGAATATGCTAACACGCATTCCCGAGTGGTCAGATTCGACTCTTTCTACGGAAGTTGAAAGAATACTAAAGGTTAGCAAATGTTCTTATATGGATGATCTTCTTATGGGAGTATTTCTGGCCTATATGAAGGCGTTTGCTTCAATTCGTTACCGCGGGACATCAAACGAAATCAAGATTGATTTTGAAAGGCCGTCTCTCTCAAAATTTATTCATACACTGTATATTTCCGCAGCGCGAGAGTTGTGGCAGGTTGCATTTTTATTTAAAACTTCCCAATTTCCCACTGAAATAGAAGCTAGAAACCGTCAGGAAATTAATAATAGAATCAAACTTATGGTTGACACGGTTATTTCTTCGTTTATTCCGTGGGGGGCTATTGCGAAACAATATTTCGTTGAAGAGCCGGAAACAACTCCCGAACTACCAACGTTTGCAGAGGAAAAGAAGGGCGCTGTTCAATTTGAAGAAGAAGATGATGATGAAGATTCTGAAGAAGAAGAGCAACCAAAAATTCATCTTAGCGACGAAACTGCGGAGTTACAGTATGAGAATTTGGACGAGGAAGCTCCTACGCCGGCACCACCACAAATTTCAGAACAAGTGGAATTGGAACCAAGTGGCGAGCTCGTTCTAAATTTGTAAAGATTCACTCTTACTCGCTATAAAATGTATGCTATGATAATTGCCTCCATAGCAGTTGCCCTAGTTACATTCATTATTTACGCTTTAGAGCGTAAATCAGTTGGCGCACCAATTCTATGGGAAGATGCTTTGAAATTGTCTCTATTTGGCGGTCTTATTACGTCCGGCGTTGTATTCGCAACCTCCGTTGATGTTCCAGAAGTTACCAAGACTGTTGCGGAAACCGTTCCCGCAGTTCAAGAAATGTTTGTAGGAACTCCTAGCTTTTAAATATTTTTTTCCAATTATTTTTTACAGTTTCAATGTATTTTTGACGAAATTCTGTGTCATCTACATACTTAAAATCATTTAATAGGACGTATAAATGTTCAATTGAATTATAATAGTATGTGTTTAGTGATTGAAATATATGATACATATCTGAATTGTCTATCCAGTCATTTATTGATAGGTCAGATTGCCCCCCATATGATCGTATAGTTATAAGATTACTTGGGTCTGATTTTAAAAACTCCTTTGATGGAAAAAACAGCGGACATCCGGCCGTAAACTGCTCAAACATACTCATTGTACTAATTTCATACGGAACATGTATAATTCCTTTATAGGACACTACGTCACTCCATTCATGTCGTGAACCCAATTCAGACCGCTGTGTAATCAATGGATGTGCCGGAGTTGATCCGGAATGACATAAAAATGTATCTTTTGTCGGTGTATATTTTACATTTGTATACAAACATAAAGATGGGTTATACAGCGGAGTAATTCCTACACAACGTCGTGTATATTCAAGATCTCCAAGATTATTTGAAACAATTGTAATTCTATCCTTCATTCTCATAATAGAATCTTTAAATACTTGAAGCATACGATAATCTTTTGTTTGACAAAATGGCAAATCAAATCTACATGTATTAATCATTAAAATTGGTTTATTATACTTTTCATAAATCATCGCAAATGCGGGTACATGACAGGTAATGAAACCATCAAATTGTTTTAGAAATTCGTCATATACATCTTGAAATTGCTTTATCATAGTTTCATTAATTACATCCCATGAATATTGATGAATGATTTCAGGAACATCCATACTCCGCTTCATTACCCACGAATGTTGCGATAAACACCAATCAATAACTTCAATATCAGGATTTGCACTTTTAAAATCAGCTATTACAGAAATGTGCGCATCCATACAAAATAATTTAACCATGCTTTAAATAATTAAAATGGTATTTAAATGGTGTGTTATGATCTTATCAATCGGAAATCCTTTTTACGCAGAAAATTCAAAAAAGGTTTTATCACATTATTTTAATAAACATTCTATTGAATATTATTTCATAGAACACATTCCATCAAATATTGACACTAGAGGTTCACACCCATCTTGGTTTAAACTTCTAGCGCATAAAATATTACCTAATTATGACTTTATTATATGTTGGGATTTAGATCTTCTACCTAGTAATCCGGATGTAGAAATTATAAAAGCGTTTAATATGAATAGATTATGTTTAGCGTGGGATTCTCATGCTAAATACTTTCCAAATGATAAATACTGTCCATCATTTAAATATAATGGCGGATTGATTGGAATACCAAAAACATATTCTAATTTTACTGAAACTATATTTGATAAATATGCTCCGGGATATAAACCAAGTTATGAACAGTATTATTTAAATGATGAAATTGAATCGCAGAACATTGATGTATTTGAACTTCCGGAAAATATGAATGTATTATATTCAGCTACTGGATTTGAAAATGCAATATTACAACATTATACATACACGCATGATGCGAAAAATAAGATTGAAAATCATGTAACTTCTTATTTCACTAAATGACACATACAGTTTCTCCTGAAACAGATATTACAATGTAAGGACTATTTTGCAGTTGTTTAGATGGAACTGCGTTTTTACAAAATCGAACAATGGCTTTATACAGATGAAATGAATGAAATCTATCATGGCGACTCTTATCATCGCGGAATAAGACCGATTTGCCATCTTCTGTTGTCATCCATTTCGTAAACCATTGAAATATTTGGTTTTTACTATATTCTTCGCACGTCGGCCCATTTGGAAATAAGTCCCAAAACATTGAAGTAGCGAATCGCGCCAAATCAAACGACGCATTCGGACGAACATTTGGAAATTTATTTGTAAAATATGGTTCAGTGTTATATTGACCTCCAGCCTCTTCTGAAATCATAAAATGATCACTCATGAAAAATTTAGGCTCTTTCATTCCCATAATTTTTACAGAACCGGTCCCTCTCTCAAAATCAATAATCTTAATGATATATCCATACGTGGGAACTTTGTAGAATTGGCCGTTCATAGAATAGTATAAAAATTCCTTTTCCGTAGAAACATACATAATATTATTCGCATGAAGGTCATTATGCACAAATCCAAAATTCTTTTGAGCAAATGATAGCGCCAAAATAACTTGAGTCAACCAAGCAATGTGTTTTTCGTTGTCATTGTATGACATGAATAGTTGGAAAATGGTTCCCTCACATTGTTCCATAACAGTAATTTGAACCGGCACATTTGAAAACGTAGCCCACGCGAATGGCTCAGTATCTTCCTCATCCACATCATCCTCGAGATCATCCTCCTCACAATCACATGAATGAACATCAAAGAAATAAGAAGTAGAAACAGAAGAACTGTCTGAAATATTATCATCAGATTTTTGCTCTTTAAACATTTGCTGAAGAGACGATGGCTCCGCTTCAATACGCTCAACAGCCAACTCTTCAACACCATCAAGCGTCATTTCATCCCCTAAATTAAGCTCTAGTTTTGATGTTCGCGTGTGCTTAAATATATTGCCGGTCTCTTCTGAAATTTTCAAATCAAATGTTTTGCCAATATTTTGTGTAAACCATGGACGCTCGCATAATTCCTCGTAATCATCTGAAATATCAATCGTATGCTTTACCGCGGTTCCCAAGAAAATACCATATACCTTCGGAAAATTAGGACAACTGGACTCACTCAATAATGCGGAAAAAAGAGAGCCAATATACGCGGAATTATTCGGATTTTGAAATTTATGATAAATACTTTCGGATTGCTCTTTTGTTGATGGAAGACCTATTTTTCCATAATCTTCTTGAATAAACTTGTATGAATTTAAAACCATACTAACTTTGTTATGAATGGATTTAATTCCGCTTTTTGTCCGAATTGTATGCTTACTGATAATACTGTGGATTTCATCAGAAAATTGAATCCCATATTCTAGCGGTTTCGGTTTATTTTCTGTTTTAAATAACTTTTCAAGTGACGGAAAAAAAGGCTGTAAATTTTGTATACCCCATTCCCTCTCAGCTTCTCGCTTCAATTCGTCCAAAGAATATTTATGAAGAGACAGATTTACAGGAATTGTGCGAAGTTCCCCCTTTTTCACCATTATATGATTGTGTTAAAGCATAAATTAAAATCTTCACGCGGTAAACTCAAGAATGAACTTCCAAATTAAAAAGTTCAACATGGATACTATAGTAAGTCGTTGCGCTATAGATTCCCATAAATCGCCTATGATTGTTTTAATCGGTAAGAAAGACACCGGTAAATCTTTTTTACTAAAAGATATTTTGTTCCATACACAAGCATGTTTTCCAATTGGAACAGTCATTTCAGGAACAGAAGTTGCGAACCCATTCTTCCAAGATATTGTTCCGGCAAAGCTGATTCACGACAAATACAAGCCAGATATTGTCATGAGCGCCATTAAACGCCAACTTTCCGTTAAACAAACCCGCGAACATGAAAAAAGAACACGTGCTGGAAATTCTAATATAGACCCACGCGCATTTTTAGTTTTAGATGATTGCCTTTACGATTCATCATGGATTCGAGAAGAATCTACTCGCTATGTTTTTATGAACGGACGTCATATCGACATGGTAACACTGATTACAATGCAGTATCCGCTAGGTGTAACCCCAAATTTGCGAACAAACATTGATTTCGTATTTATTTTGCGAGAAACCGGTATTTCAAATCGTAGAAGAATTTATGAAAATTTCGCAGGAATGTTTCCAACATTTGAAATGTTTTGCCAATTCATGGACCAATGCACTGAAAATTATGAATGCCTAGTCATATGCAATGGAGTTCAATCAAATAGACTAGAAGACCAAGTATTCTGGTATAAAGCATCAGAACATCCGCAATTTAAACTTTGCGATGATTCCCTTTGGGTAGATAATAAACCATTCACAAGCTCTATGCTTGCGCAAGACGAATTTACACCCGAAGGAATGCGGAAAAAGAATTCCGGACCATGGGTCAATGTAAAAAAGTCTAGTTAATATAATGAACAAACATAGTTTTGGTGAACCGAAAAAAGGATTTCATGCAACGAGAATTTTTGGATTCGCGTTGTATGATATTTTGGGAACTATTGGACTCGCTTTGATATTCTCTTATTTTACTGGGATTTCAATTTGGTACTCTCTTCTTGGGTGGTTTGTAGTAGCGGAACTTCTTCACTGGTATTTTGGCGTTCAGACAGAGTTTTTACGTATTTTGCAATCTTCCTAGGATACCGCGGTTGGAACAGTTTTTCAAAAAATGTGTCTGGTTTGAATTCCGCCACATATTTAACTTTATCATCAATTAAATCATATATCCTATCAGAAATTGTTGGTCTCATATCTACATCTCCGCGTGGATCATAACATTTTAAACGTTCCTTCATTAATGTATACCGGTTTCAATGCGTGAAAATTTTAATTAATTAAACAGTCTTCAGTAACTTGCTCAATTACATAAACTCTCCCACCATGCCCATGATTCTGAACAAGTATAGCATCTTTTTTCATTCATAATAATTATATTCGTATGGGATCAAAAGATATTTATTACTCGCGAATAGCGCCCTCCGATGGGTGTACTGGGACGTCCAATGATTGAGATACCTCGTTTGTATCTGCCAATCCAGCGTCCTTGAGCCCTTGCTGACGGCGCTTATTTTCCTCTTTTTGGGCCCGAATCTTCTCAGCTTTTTCTTCTTCAAAAAAGATTTCCTTATTTACTTCATTCTCCTTATACTTGCGCATAAGTTCATTCAATTCCTTCTCAGCATACTCAACTTCCGGCATACGGTGCTCCGACGGATCCCACGGCAACCAAGCACCAACTTTCCCGATATACAAATTATCATTCGGGTAACGGCGCTGTAGAACTCGCGCATATTGCTGACATTCTCCAAGTTCAGAAAATACACGGCGAACCTTCACACCGCGGACATTCGTTCGGAAATCAACTTTCTCCGTAAATTGAGTCTCCAAATCCTTCTCGTTCTTCAAAAGAAAAACCTCATATTGCTCACGAATATCGGTCTTCTTAATTTCATCATTATGAATTTTAGTAAATTCCTCAAGGTCCTTGAACAATTCATCAACCTTCAAATTATACTTCTTCGCAAGGAACGCCATAAAATGCTCCATCCCTTTAATCTTCCAATCATACTCAAGCCATTCCACAAACTTTTCGTTAAAGAATTCCTGCTTCTGCTTAATAATCTTCTCAGGAGACAAAAATGAAATAATAGAGTATCGCTGTGTAGGAATTTCAGGGTCTTCCTCAAGATAATCAATAGTGTCACCTGACTCATCAACCTTTGGCAAAGTTTCGCGAGGCATTTGTTTATGTATCCACAGTTATATGAAAATCCTTAATATAACGAAAACGAATTTGTTTTTTGTATAAGGATTGTATCTTTTATGCGCTTGATTGATTTAGTAAAAGCGAATCCCGACAAGAATTGGAATTGGTATGCATTATCTAGAAATCCAAATATTACATGGGAGGATATTCAAAACAATCCAGATAAAGATTGGCATTGGGAATACTTATCTATGAATCCGAATATAACACGGGACATTATTCAAAATAATCCAGATAAAGATTGGCATTGGGAGTACTTATCTGGAAATCCGAATATAACATTGGACATTGTTCAAGCGAATCCAGACAAACCTTGGGATTGGTGGGCATTATCCGCAACTCCAAATATAACATGGGACATTATTCAAAATAATCCAGACAAACCTTGGTGTTGGTATATATTATCTCAAAATCCGAATATTACATGGGACATTGTTCAAGCAAATCCAGACAAGCCTTGGAATTGGGATGCATTATCTCAAAATCCGAATATTACATGGGACATTGTTCAAGCAAATCAAGACAAGCCTTGGAATTGGGATGGATTATCTTGCAATCCCAATATAACATGGAACATTGTTGAAGCAAATCCAGACATGCCTTGGGATTGGTATGGATTATCTGGAAATCCAAATATTACGTGGGACATTGTTCAAGCAAATCCAGATAAACCTTGGCGTTGGTATAGATTATCTAAAAATCCGAATATTACATGGGACATTGTTCAAGCAAATCCAGACAAACATTGGTGTTGGTATAGATTATCTAGAAATCCGAATATTACATGGCACATTATTCAAGCAAATATAGACAAGCCTTGGGATTGGGAGTGCTTATCTCAAAATCCGAATATTACAATGGAAATTGTTCAAGCAAATACAGACAATCCTTGGAATTGGGAGTACTTATCTCACAATAAATTTTGCAAATACAACTTTCCATTACCAGTTATGAAACGTAGAGCGAAAGAACGGTCTGATAAAATTAGGAAAGAACTGATTGAAAAGGTATTCGCACCACACAGAGTGGAAAAGTGGATTGAATATTATGGTATGGATTGGGACGAGAAAGTTTAAAACGAATTTGTTTTTTGTATAAGGATTGTAGATTATGCGACTCATTGATTTAGTGAAAAAAAACAGAACTAAACAATGGAATTGGTGGGAATTATCTAGACATTCGAATATTACATGGCAAGATGTTCAAGATAATCCGAATTTACCTTGGGATTTTAGGTCATTATCTATGAATCCGAATATTACACCAGAAATTATTCGAGCAAATCCAGATAAAGATTGGCATTGGGAATACTTATCTGAAAATCCGAATATTACACCAGAATTTGTTCAATCAAATCCAGACAAAGATTGGAGTTGGACGTACTTATCTGAAAATCCAAATATTACACCAGAATTTGTTCAATCAAATCCAGACAAACCTTGGAGTTGGTATGGATTATCTAAAAATCCAAATATTACACCAGAATTTGTTCAATCAAATCCAGACAAACCTTGGAGTTGGTATGGATTATCTAAAAATCCAAATATTACATGGGGCATTGTTCAAGCAAATCTAGACAAACCTTGGAATTGGCTTGAATTATCTGAAAATCCAAGTATTACATGGGACATTGTTCAAGCAAATCTAGACAAACCTTGGCATTGGTTAGCATTATCTGCTGCAAATCCCAATATTACATGGGACATTGTTCAAGCAAATCCAGACAAGCCTTGGAATTGGGAGTGCTTATCAGGAAATAGAAATATTACATGGGGCATTGTTCAAGCAAATCTAGACAAACCTTGGAATTGGCTTGAATTATCTGAAAATCCAAGTATTACATGGGACATTGTTCAAGCAAATCTAGACAAACCTTGGAATTGGTCTGGATTATCTGAAAATGCAAATATTACATGGGACATTGTTCAAGCAAATCCAGACAAGCCTTGGAATTGGGAGTACTTATCTGGAAATCCCAATATTACACCAGACATTGTTGAAGCGAATCCAGATAAAGATTGGAATTGGTTAAGATTATTTCGCAATGAATTTTCCAAATATGGAATTCCATTACCAGTTATGAAACGTAGAGCGAAAGAACGGTCTGATAAAATCAGGCAAGAACTAATTGAAAAGGTATTCGCACCGCACAGAGTGGAAAAATGGATTGAATATTATGGTATGGATTGGGATGAACACATTTAAATTAAAAAATGATTTAAATATCAAAGATGAATCGTGTTTTTGATTATAATGGCGTGGCTATTTCAAAATCAAATCCTGTTCAAAAATTACGAACAGTGAAGCGGACACTACTCATTGATTCTGCTGACAGAGATACGTTAAAATATTATACGAACGGTGACTTTGTAGTATATCTACCGCGGGTATACGAGAATGTAGTGTCTATGAGATTAATGGCTGGAGAATTTCCACCGCTTGTATCACAATCTTCTGGTGCTGGAGCCATTCAACACCCGTATTCATATAGTACTAATTATTCAAGTACATACAACAATTCAGGAGACACCCAAATTACCGCATCAACGAACGCGTATTATTTTTTAATTGATATTGAAGGGCTAAATAAGTCGGATGAATCTGTTGTTGGTTCATCCAAGTCTTCCTTTCCTGATGGGTTCTTTGCTAAAATACCCGCGTTAACAACAGGATATGGAACTGTGAATTTTATTGAATATAATGACCATTCTGGACAAGATAATATTGCGAGATATAGTCCCCCGATGGGAAAATTAGATAGACTTCATATTAGAACACGACTTCATTCTCAGCAGGGAAATCAAGGATTTATTTATTGGACTACGGGTGGGAGTAGCGCTACATCCGGCGGTGGAGGAAGCACTCAAAAAGGTGCAGAATTTTCATTAACTCTTGAACTTGAATATTTAGATAATACATTCGATGATTTCTCTGGATTTGAATCACGAATTTCCGAACGTACTTAAACTTTCTCGTCCCAATCCATACCATAATATTCAATCCATTTTTCCACTCTGTGCGGTGCGAATACCTTTTCAATTAGTTCTTGCCTGATTTTATCAGACCGTTCTTTCGCTCTACGTTTCATAACTG